GTTTAATCATTGCCTGATCAATTATCATACTTGGTCTAACATTATCAAAACGTTTATCATCAAGTATCTCGCAACATTTCTTAGCCACTTGTTCGCCAAAGAATTCTACTTCTAACATTCTACTTTGACTTTGTGGCTCAATGTACAACTCACAATCATCTGCTATTTTCTTAAATTCAGATTTCATTATTTAATTTCTTATCTCCATGAGTATTATCATAATCACTACCAACACCAAAATCAACTATACATCGCATTTCCGCCCCAATACCTAGAATAAAATCATTCCAACATTTAGGACAAATTGGATTATTGTTTTGTGTAAGCGGCGTCTCTTTGTAATCATCATATGAACTATAATTCATTGTATGATGACATTTGGGACATTTATACATTTTTGGGAATTCATACCACATTATTTTCTTCTATAAGTTTAAGTTTTCCATCATAAGTTGCATTCATCCACTTGGCATATTGCTCAACTTGTTCGCTGATTTTTGTTAGTTCATATTTGGCAACAAACTTCATAAGACTCATTCCAACTCCTGTTTTGGGAACTACTCTGATCTGTTCATGTATACATTGATCTACTGCATTCTTGACTTCTTGTGGTTGTGCTGTTAAGTCACACAATGTAACATTACGATTATAATCATCCAAAACTCTATGTTCAACACCATTATGATCAACCCAACGTTGTAACATTACGTTATTCCAATTGAATCCTTTGCTTTCACGATCATGATAAGCGTCAATCAATCCAACTGTTTTCTTGGTGCCTTTAGTTCTAATGCCAGGATAGGCACTGAATACATTATCACTAGTATCACCACGCATACATTTTTCAAACAACAAATATTGTGGGGCTTCTAGTTTTTTATGTTCTTTTGTTTTTTTATCTTTAACTTCACGTCCACGATCATCATAATATCCTTCAAGTGTAATCAAATGACCAGTCATACTGTTATATTGTTTTACATTTGAATCAATAAGTTGAGCAAAATCACCATCACTACTGATAATGAAATGTTCATCTTCTGTATGAAGTTGTACAAATCTGGCAATGATATCATCTGCTTCTGCCGTAGGACAACGTAATACTGATACGTTGGTTTTTTCGTCTAGAAATTTTGTGAATGTGTCATAAGTATCCCAGAACATTTGATCCTGTTCAACTTCTTTTTCTGTTAGTGCCGCACGTTTGACAGCACGATTGGCTTTGTAAGGCAGATAAAAATCTTTACGCCAGGATCTACCTTCAAGAGCAAAGATAACATGACATGGTTCTGAACCAATGAAACGTCTGACAATACTTTGAACACCACTTAAAGTAAGATGTAATGCCATTCCAATCTTTTCCCAATCGTCACTGTGTTTACTAGCAAAATGACGGCTTTTGAAAAACAGATTGGCAGTATCTATGAGTATATATTTCATTGTGATCTTTATTTAGCTTATAATATACGTATATTATACTATTATTAAGCGTTTATGTCAATGAAATATGGATGAATTGATCTAAATCAACTGATTTCTGAACGACCGTTACCTATATCAGTGCGGCGGATATTTCGTAATTCTTCTTTTAATTGATCAGTTTCACGATTAATTGGATCTGCAATATTTTGTTCATATACTTCAAGTGCTATATTTCTACATACAGTTTGAAACCAACGATCAACGATTACATCTTCACTTTCGCCTGGTTTTTGTTGATATCCAGCACGTGCCAAATTAGCGGCAAATTTACTATTCCAATCCAGTTCAAAACTACCGCTATTGATATTTTCTGGATCAATATCCATTTTAAGTACGCTGATATATGGTTCACCCGCGGCCGTTGCTCGTTCTTTTTCACTAAGTACAACTTTAGATTTACGTGGTTTGCGAGGATTTTTAACCACTTCAGGTTTTGATTCTATAATTGGTTCTTGGTTAATAAATAATTTCTTTAATAATTCAAACATGTTTTTCCTATTTCTTTAATAGCCAGATTAAATGTTCATGATCATGATGCCAATAATTTTCATATATTGGACCATCTATTCGTATTGAGATCCACATCTCAGTTACATATTGTGCCATTTGTAACCATATAATTCTATTACTTAATTTACAACGATGAGGAAACCAAGCAAATTTTCTATTAAATACAACATTAGAATATATTGCATGATTGCCAATCAAAAAAAGATTATCTAGTGGCATAGTATATTTATAATATTCAATTTCATCCAATTAATTTCCCCAACGTAGGGCAAATAACAACATTGATTGTTCATCTTTAAAATAAAGATATGTTCTAACTTTCTCATCCATATCTCGTAATATAACACCTTGTTCATTAATCCAAACTTTATATCTAGAATAAAGTTCGGAATGATCATCATAAGGATTCCTATGAGTACTAAGATACCAATTAGAAGCATTATCTAAGAATGGACTAATTGGTAAATGAAGATCAGACATATATTTTAGCCAACTTTAAATTGTACTGGTCTAATATTCGGATTTGGCATTCTTGGATCAGTATAAATCTTACACTTAGATGGATCTTTTATATTCAATGGTGGCAATTTACCGTAAATTTTAATATGTTGATCACATAGTTCACCCTCTATCCATATAGCTTTTTCACCATCTTCTTCTGTCAGTAAATTAGACCATCTAAATTCATCGTTGATACTCCAAATTCCAATATTAATATTATTTTTATTTAATATATCTAATGGATAATCAAGTTCTGCAATTAATCGTTCTAGTCCACCTTTAAAATCAACTCCATTACAACTATATGGGGGTTTCTTCTCGTTCCAACCATCTAAATGACGCAATTGTCTAACAAGTCTTTCACCCTTAACATATCCATTACTTTCACCAGCTTTTAAAAAAGCATATTCAAGATAACTTCCTTCTTCATCTGGATATTTATTATATGGAGCATAGTTAAACATGTAAGCAAATGATGATGTATTCATTGATCTCAGTTTTTCATATATCTCTGCCGTAGTATTAAGTTCAGAACATATAATAATTTCGTCAGGTTTAAAAATGTTAATGTCATCATACATTTTATTAGACAATGTTATAAGTTTAGATTTTGGAATCTTAATAATTTTACCCATTTTACTCATTTTTAATTCTCCTATATAATTCAAATGAAGCTAAGTTTTTACCTTTACTCTCACACATAATATCAGCCCATTTCCAATGACTCAATGCCCAATCATTCACAGCATTATTCCAATAAAAATTACTGTGAGCACGTAATTTTTGTTTGTTGATTTTACTCTCAACTAAACGATCACGATTAGGTAACGTATTAATACAATGATCTTTTAACCAATCTTCGCGACTAACAGAATAATGGCAAGTAGGCCTGATACCACGCCAGCTATCCAACACCCGTAATATACGATCATCTTCAGATTGAATATATTCCCCCGAATGTATCCAATGATGATGGATATCAACAACAATAGGAACGATATCTCTAATAGTAAGTACATCTTCTAATCCCCATGAGTTTTCTTCGTTTTCGATTGTGATGCAATTTCTTGCCTCTGGCGATAAGCGTTTATATGTCAATCTAATACCTTCTGGTCCTCGTTTACCAGAGATATGTACATTAATTTTAAAATCTTGAAAAGTTTTTCCATATCCCATCCATCTAGCCATGTCTGCATGATATTCAAACTCCTCTATACTTCGTTGAACAATACCCTCATCAATACTAGCAAGAACAACAAACTGACCAGGATGCATACTAAGCCTAACACCCATCTCGCGAGCAATATTTCCGATTTCCGCAAATCCTCTAGCGGCGGCATCTCGTATGAATTGCTGTCTATAAAACCACGACCAGCTAGACTCAGTATATACAGGAAGTATATCGCTACTGAGTCGTACCATTCTAAGATTTTCATCTAATTTTCCTACCTTTTCTACAAGTTTACGAGTGGATTCGATGTTTTGAATCATCAAGTCCCACAATCGTTGTTCTGCTACGTCACGAGTTTGACGATTAAGCCAGGCTACAGTTGTTGTTCCAGTTGTATACTTTTTAGCATCATCTTTAGGTTTGATACCATTGACTTGATCTGGAGTATCAATCCATTTACAAGCAAATCCAATTTTGTTCATAATAGATATTTAATTATTAATTGTTCAACGACAAGATAATATCCCCAAAATGGAAAAATTACGGCAAAAAATACTGACCAAAAACCTTTGGCCAAATAAATTCCACCTAACCAAGCCACGAGTAAAATAAGTGATATAAATGATTTCATAATATGAGTATATCTTAATTGTTATTTGTTGTCAAATAATTTCGAGTTGATCAAATCTGACGAATGTTGCGGCAAACTAACAGATTTATCTTTGATCTTTAAATTTTCCAATCTGGTCACACGTTCACGTAATTCAGTAGAAGAATATATATGTTGACGAACATGATAATATAACTCAATATCATTGTTAAGACAATATTCTTTTCCAGTGAAGTCTCGTGATCTGTATTCATCTCCTAAAAATCTAATATGAATCATTTGAGTTTTAAGTAGTTGTAATAAATCAAACTCAGTTTCATATACTAGAATTTCATCTACATATTTACAACCTTGAAGTTGTACATAACGTTCGTAGACACTTTGAACAGGTTTGTTCTTGATGCCAGGGCGATCAATAGTTGGATCAACTTGAAGTCCAACTATAAGATAATCACATAACTGCTTTTCCATTTTAAGCATGGTTATGTGTCCAGGATGTAACATGTCAAAAGAAGAACAATTAAACCCAATTTTAAGTTTATTGTTCTTCTGTTCTATCAAAGAAATAGACATTACGAAAAGCGTTGTTCTTGTTGGGCAAATCTTCGTTGATCTTCCGTCCATTGATTCTTAAAGTTTTTATGACTACAAAACTTTGAATACTGTTGATAAGCATAATTTCGCATGTTATAAAGACATGATTCATCAAACTTATATCCGAATTCTACACAGAAATCTTTGAACTTTTCCAAGTCATCAAAAATTTGGTTGACACGAGGATTAGATTGAATTTGTGGTTTTGCCATGATGTTTCTCTATTGTTTAAAAAGATAAATGGTAGTAAATACCGGTTGATTAAAATTCATGATATCAATACGAATATCATGTGTGGTATAATAACTAGCAACATAATCATAAAGTAAATTGCTAACTACTATTAGGTCCAACAAATTAGATTGTAACACATTGTCATCTATATTGTCAATGACATTGGACAACTCTAATTTGTCAAGATTGGATAAATCAGTATCATTGGTTACTTGAACCCCAATGTTAATTTCATATTCTTTGAAATTAACTGGTAGCCAAAATATCCTAGTGGCATTAAATGAATTTTTAATTCTGCGTTCGGCCATTGCTGTCTGATGAGGATCCATTATTAATCCTTACTTATGGTTGTTGTGCTGGCATTAAATATTCATACTCAACAAGACCACTATCAACAGTGATTTTCATAGCACCAGCATCACCGATATACATCTTTTTGTCACCATCAAGACCGAGAATAGCCAATACTTGAGTTACTGGCCATGCCCATGTACGCTGTAATGATCCAACAATGTTTTCTTCAAATACAAAATTGGCACTATGTGTACTTACATCACCAAAATATACTTTAAGATTAGTACCATCAGTTTTGGTAGTAAATGTAGTTTGTTCACTATTAGCGCCTGACTGTTTCTTAA